TGCCTAGTCGTTTTGCGTCAGGTAAGTATGCGATTGCAGAGTGTGACCGCTGCGGGCAGAGGTTTAAGCTCAAGGAGCTTAGAAAACAGGTTCTTAAGACAAAGATATATAACGTCAAAGTCTGCCCTTCGTGTTGGGACCCAGATCAGCCGCAGTTGCAGTTGGGCATGTATCCAGTCAATGATCCGCAGGCTGTGCGTGAACCGCGTCCTGATGTAAGCTACGCGGTGTCAGGGCTTTTAGTAGATGGCTATCCGGGTGAGGGAAGTCGTGTTATCCAGTGGGGCTGGTATCCGGTGGGTGGCTCTAGGTTTTTTGATGATGCGTTGACGCCAAATCTCTTGGCTTTAAGCGTACAAATTGGTACAGTTACGGTTACCACTTAAGGGGTGAATAAATGGCTACTTTTAGCAAGAAAATGGGCGGTAAAGAGGTAGGTCAAGCTAGTGTGTACGCTAAGCCTCACACAATGAGCGGCAAGGCTACTAAAGCTACCTTGCCTACTAAGACTGGCGCGGCTGTGCTAGACGAGACTAACATCTCCGTTGCTGACATCAGCAAGGGTAATACACCCGCTACCAAGACCTCGGGCATCAAAATCCGTGGTACAGGCGCAGCTACCAAGGGTCTAATGGCTCGTGGTCCTATGGCTTGAGGTGACGGATGAACTACACCGAGTTGACAGATGCGATCTGCGATTACACGCAGAACTTCGATACTGACTTTGTTAGCAACATTCCGGTGTTTGTTGAACAGGCGGAGCAGCGCATCTACAACACGGTGCAGTTTCCCTCAATTCGTAAAAATCAGTACTCGGCAATAACGGCAAATAACAAGTACATATCCCTGCCAAACGACTTTTTGGCTGTGTACTCGTTGGCCTTGGTGACAGGCGTTACCAACGCAAATTTAGACACCGGCACGTACGAATACTTGCTCAACAAAGATGCAAACTTTATTCGTCAGGCGTATCCAACGCCAAATTCTACGGGCGAGCCAAAATACTACGCTTTGTTTGGGCCAACAATTCTTAACTCAGCGATTACCACTGAGCTATCGCTTATCCTTGGCCCAACACCCGATGCTGCGTACTACGTGGAATTGCACTATTACTACTACCCTGAATCAATCGTTACGGCAAGTACAACATGGCTAGGCGACAACTTTGACTCCGTGTTGTTGTACGGCTCTCTGGTAGAAGCGAACACGTTCATGAAGGGTGAGGCCGACATGACTGTTCTGTACAACGGCAAGTACAACGAAGCTATGGCTCTGGCTAAACGTCTGGGTGATGGCATGGAGCGTCAAGACGCATACCGGTCTGGTCAATATAGACAGGCAGTCACATGAGCATTTCGCAAACCTCAACAACAAGCTTTAAGGTGGAACTGCTTCAGGCGGTTCACAACTTTGGTCCAACATCGCCTAATACTTTTAAGATTGCCTTGTACACGGCGGCGTCGGATATCGGCCCGGCCACAACTGCGTACACAGCGACTAACGAAGTGGTTGGGACGGGCTACACGGCGGGCGGCAACACGCTGGTCATCTCCACAAGCCCCACCTCGGGTAACAATACCGCAAGTATTCCCACCGCGTTTGTCAGCTTCTCCAATACGTCTTGGACAAGTTCATCAATTACGGCTCGTGGCGCTCTGATCTACAACAGCACACAGGGTAACAAGTCCGTGGCTGTGCTGGACTTTGGTGCAGATAAGACTACAGCCAATGCTACGTTTTTAATCACCTTCCCCGCCGCCGACGCTTCCAGCGCAATTGTACGAATTTCATAAGGACCAACATGCTTGTAACGACAACCAAAGGCGACATGGACGACTCTCTGCTTGAAAAGCGAGAGGGTACAGTGGATAATGACAACGAAACCGCTTCATGGGTTGAGTATTGGTTAAACGGAGAGCTTGTCCACCGTTCCGCGCATGTTCAGTTGAAGAAAACCGTAACGCTCACTAGCTCAGTGGCATCTTTTTAAGGAACTATCATGGCAAACACCCAATCAATGTGCACTTCGTTTATGAGCCAGCTTATGCTTGGTGAACATCAACTTGGTACCGCAACTCTTGTATCACGCACCAGCTTGACCGCCCCTACTACAGACACACTCAAAGCGGCGCTGTACTTGGCATCAGCAACAATGAATGCTTCTGCCACTGCTTATACGGCAACCAACGAAGTGTCTGGTACGGGCTACACGGCTGGCGGCGTTACGGTAACAAATGCCACGGCTCCAACTTCGACTAACTCGTCAGCAACTGCTGGTGTGGCGTTTTTCACTCCTTCAGCTTCAATTTCCTATACCACGGTAACACTGTCTACGGCGTTTGATGCTGTGTTGTTGTACAACTCAACTCAGAGCAACAAGGCTATCAGTGTCCACACGTTTGGCTCACAGACCATCACGGCGGGCACGTTTACACTGGTAATGCCTACTAACTCTACCTCGGCTGCGTTAATTCGCTTGGCAACAACCTAAGCGGAGGCGGCGTAAGCCGTAGACCATGTTTGGTATATCCGCATTTGCTCAGGCTCCGTTTGCTGCGCTTGGTGATAACGTAGTTGTCATTGCCCTGACGGGTGTTGTTGCGTCTGGAGATGTTGGATCTGTAGAAGAAAACAACACCGTTGCGCTGTCAGGTGTAGCGGCATCCGGCCTTGTTGGGGGGGTGATCTACAACGATTCGGACGCAATATCCGGTGATGAGGCTATAGGATCAGTCGGTACAGTAACCCCGGCTCTTACTGTTGCTCTTACGGGCGTAGCTGCATCTGGAGCGGCTGGTTTTATTGATGGAACTGAAGTGTTGGGTGTAGCGGCGGCTGGTGCAGTTGGTACGCTGGGGGTTGCTGAAAGGTCTATAGCCTTGTCTGGCGTGGCGGCTTCTGGGGCGATTGGCACGGCGACCCCGGGCAAAGAATTTGCGTTAACAGGTGCCGCAGCAACAGGGGCCGTAGGCACGGTTGGGCTTGCTACAAGGTCTTTAGCTTTAACGGGGGTTCAAGCTTCGGGCGCGGTTGGAACATCGACTGCTGTTTACTGGATTTTGGTAAATAATGCGGAAACATCCAACTGGGCTTTGGTTGAAACGGATTAAGGATACATATGGCACTCGTACTTGCAGATCGCGTAAAAGAAACGACCACCACGGCGGGTACTGGAACAGTAACGTTGCTTGGCGCGTCGGCTGGATTTCAATCTTTTGCGGCGGTTGGTGACGCCAACACCACCTATTACACAATTGCTGGTCAATCCACATCTGAATGGGAAGTTGGGATCGGTACTTATGCCTCGTCAGGCACAACCTTAGCCCGAACAACGGTACTGTCAAACAGTTCTGCAACACAGCCTTCCGCGTTAAATTTTTCAGCGGGCACAAAAGACGTATTTGTTACCTACCCTTCTGAGCGGGCTATATACGGGGACATAAATGGCAGCATTACCCCCGTAGATAACGCCCTTGTAAGATTTGATAGCACAGCCGGAAACATAATTCAGACAAGTTTAGTCACAGTTTCTGACACTGGCGCAATCACTGCGCCGCAAGTTGGGTCGGTTATTCCGTTTTATTATGCTAATCAAGCGGCTTTTCCGTCTGCGGCTACTTATCATGGCGCTCTTGCCCACAGTCACTCCGATGGGGCAATGTATTTTGCTCACGGTAGCGTATGGAATAGGATTTTAGACAATGGCGGGCCATTAGGAACACCGGCAAGCGGCACAGCTACCAACCTGACAGGTACGGCCTCTGGCTTAACCGCTGGTAATGTTACGACCAACGCCAACTTAACTGGTGATGTTACTTCATTGGGCAACGCTACTACGTTGGCAACAGTCAACTCAAACGTAGGCTCATTCACTTTTTCCAGCATTACAGTCAACGCAAAGGGTTTGGTTACAGCCGCATCAAGTGGGTCTGCCCCAGCCGAATTTCCTTCTGGCACAAGACTTACGTTTAATCAAACCGCTGCGCCTACTGGTTACACAAAATCTACTACTGATGACAACAAAGCCTTGCGGGTGGTTACGGGCACGGTGGGAACAGGCGGTACAACAGGCTTTACCACTGTTTTTACTAATCAGACACCTACAATTACAACTAGCGGATTAAGTGCTGGGGCAACCACACTAACAACGGCACAGATTCCAAGTCACACGCACACATATAATCAATCGAACGATGGCACTATTAACGGCCCGTACAACAACATATCTGTAGGTAACAACTCAACTTCTACCGGCTCCACCGGAGGCGGAGGCTCACACACCCACACGGTGTCAGGTACAGCGACATCAACCGCAATTACGCTAAATGTCCAGTACGTTGATGTGATTATTGCGCAGAAAAATTAACCGCTATGCCCCAAACTAAAGGTATTTAACATGGCAAGCACCTACTCCCCCTCGCTTCGGATTGAACTAATTGGCGCTGGCGAACAGGCCGGTACGTGGAACACCACAACCAACAGCAACCTCGGCACGTTAATTGAGGCGGCTATTGCCGGGTATGTGTCGGTGTCCGTTACCTCGGCCAACCAAGCCTTCACTGCGCTGGACGGGGCCGCTGACCAAGCTCGAAACGCAGTCATTGCACTAACCACCACAACTGTAGCCGCCTTTGCCGTCTACGCTCCGCCGCAGGAGAAGACCTACATCATCTACAACACTACCGCTTACACAGCAACGATCTACAACTCCACGGTGCTGGGTAACACAACCGCAGCAGGCTTAGGAATCGCGGTAGTTGCGGGGGCTAAGGTTATAGTGTTTAGTGATGGAACTAATTTTTACAGCACAAGTGCATCTGATCTAACCGGCGCAGTCACTTCAGTTGGCAGTGTTACATCTCTCGGATCGTTTACATCTGCTCAACTGCTAGGTGCGCTTACTGATGAAACGGGTACGGGCGCAAACGTATTTGCCGCAAGCCCTACGTTTACTGGGACGCCCATTGCGCCTACTGCTTCTTTTGGCACATCTAATACCCAGTTAGCTACCACGGCGTTTGTTCAAGCGGCATTTTTTCCCTCTGGTACAGCAGTGTTGTTTGCTCAAACTGCCGCGCCTACGGGCTTTACAAAATCTCTTACACACAACAACAAAGCGCTTCGTGTTGTTACTGGTACGGCATCGTCGGGCGGTACAACGGCTTTTACAACGGTATTTACCAATCAAACACCAACAATTACAACCAGTGGGTTGAGTGTTGGGGCAACCACACTAACAACGGCACAGATTCCAAGTCACACGCACACATATAATCAATCTAACGATGGCGCTATTAATGGCTCATACGATCCCATAAGTGTAGGTAACAATTCAACTTCTACCGGCGCTACCGGAGGCGGAGGCTCACACACCCACACAATTTCTGGCACGGCAACATCAACCGCTATTACATTAGATGTTCAGTATGTTGATATCATTATTGCGACGAAGGATTAATTATGAAACTTGAAGTAAAAGCCAATTGCCCACTGGACGGATTTAAACCGTGCCGCCAACTTGAGTGCGCGTGGTTTATGAAGATTCGCGGCAACAACCCAAATACGGGTGAAGAGGTTGATGAGTATGGCTGCTCAATTGCGTGGTTGCCTATGCTAATGATTGAGAACAGCCAGCAACAGCGCAGCACGGGCGCAGCGGTCGAATCTTTTCGTAATGAGATGGTTAAATCTAATGAGACTTCGCAGCATGTATTAATGGCAACTTTGCAACATGCTAATCCAGCAACAAAATTTATTGAGGTGAAATGATGAGACTGACTATTATTCCTGTTGACGGTTGCGTAAGCATTGATGGCGTTCCGTTTAGTGGGCTTAACCTTTCGTTTATAACTTCTTCAGTGCATGCAGTGCAGTGGTACGACACGCACGGTGAAGTTGAGGTCAAAGACCCGGTAACGGGGCGCATGGTAGCCAACGAAGTCATAACCTCAATTGACGCATATCAGCCAGCAATCGATGCGTGGCAAGTAGCAAAAACTGCGGCAGAAGCGGCAGAAGCGGCAGAAGCGGCGGCAGAAGCGGCGGCAGCGGCGGCGGCAGCAGCAGCAGCAAATAGTCGGGCATCAACTAGTTTGTAAACGCTACAACAGCATAATGTCTATTAATATTTTTGCCAAAGGTGAGCAATAAATTGTGGACGCGCTTCCCCCTTCACCTCCAGTGGCGCAAGCTCCTGCGCCCGTCTTTGAGTGCGTGAGGTGGTCATGGTCGTCTGATCGCGTTTATGTGTGGTGTTTGAAGTGGCGTGAGAAAGGCAAGCCTGAACCCAAGAAAGTAGCGGAGAGCGAAAGTGATTGATCCACTCACGGCCCTAGCAGGCATACAGGCAGCGGTTGCGCTCATCAAAAAGGTCAGTAAGACCGTCGATGATGTGTCTTCGCTCGGCCCTGTCCTTGGCAAGTACTTTGACGCAAAGTCTACGGCCACCAAGGCTGTTGTTCAGGCCAAGAAGTCCAAGTCGTCGATGGGAACGGCCATCCAGATCGAGATGGCGCTGGATCAGGCCAAGCGGTTTGAAGATGAGTTGCAACTCCTGTTCATGCAGAGCGGCAAAGTAGATGTCTGGAACAAAATTAAGTCCCGCGCAATGGCAATGGATGTTGAGTCTGCCCATGACGCACGCAGAGCGAAAGAAGCTGCGGAGAAGCACAAAAAAGAGATGGATGAGGTCATTGAGCTTGTGCTGATGGCAAGTGTCTTTTTAATCTTAATCGGCGCTATTATTTATTTCACCCTCGGCGTCCTTCAACAACGGCAGTAATTGTTAGAAAGGTCAACCATGTTCCCACTCACAGCACTACTCGAAGTTGGTGGCAAGCTCATCGACAAACTGATTCCTGATCCACAGGCCAAGGCCAAGGCGCAACTTGAACTTGCACAGATGGCGCAGGACGGTGAGTTAGCCAAGATGGCAAACGACACGGAAATGTACAAGGCAGAGCAAGAAAACATCACGGACCGCTGGCGCTCAGACATGGGCAGCGACTCATGGCTGTCCAAAAACATCCGACCAATGGCTTTGATCGCAATCTTTGTAGCGTTCTTCCTGTTCACAATGATGTCAGCGTTTGGCTACAACGCACAAGAGTCCTACGTCAACTTGTTGGGCCAGTGGGGGCAGATCATCTTCCTTGCCTACTTTGGCGGACGCACAGTCGAGAAGTTGGCTGACATGAAACTGAGCAAGAAATGACACCACACTTCACCCTTGCGGAACTGACCGCTACAAGCCACAGACAATTTGACAACACGCCGAACGAAGCCGAGACCGCCAACCTCCAACGACTTGCCGAGTTCTTGGAGCAGGTAAAAACTGCGTTGGATGGCAAGCCGATCATGATCAACAGCGCCTTCCGGTCAAAACAAGTCAACGACAGCGTTGGCTCCAAAGACACGAGCCAGCATAGAATCGGCTGCGCGGCTGACTTACGTGTCCCCGGTATGACGCCAGACCAAGTGGTGCGTGCAGTAATTGCTGTGGGTTTACCCTTCGATCAAATCATCCGTGAGTTTGACGCTTGGACGCATATCAGTGTGACAAACACACCAGACGGAACTCCGCGCAGGCAGGCGCTTATCATTGACAAAGCAGGCACTCGACCTTTTGCCTGATACGTGGGAAAATAAATCATGCCGCTTCAAAAACTTCAGCTTCGTCCCGGTGTAAATCGAGAGTCAACTACGCTCGCCAATGAGGGTACGTACTTTGAGATGGATAAAGTTCGTTTTCGTTCGGGTTACCCTGAGAAACTTGGCGGCTGGGTTGCCGACACGGGCACAACCACTTCTACGCTGACACCGCCTGCGGGCTCGTTCTGGGGCGTTTGCCGGTCACTGTGGAACTGGATCACATTGTCCAGCTACAACCTGTTGGGCGTTGGCACAAACCTCAAGTTCTATATCCAGAGCGGTAGTGGCGGTGCTTTCTACGATATCACCCCGATTCGTCTTACAACCGCTGCCGGTGATGTAACTTTTGCCGCCACCAACGGCTCAACCACCCTGACGGTTACCGATGCCGCGCACGGAGCGCAAGCTAACGATTTTGTTACCTACAGTGGCGCTATTGCACTAAGCACTCAAACGTACACAGCAGATGCCGCTACAGATAAAATTACTTTTACAACGGCGCTTGCAAACGGAACAACCCTTCAATTATTTACAACAGGCACAGCCCCCGCAGGACTAGCAATTGCCACCACCTACTTTGTTGTAAATAGTGACACACCAACAGCTTCGTGCAAGCTCTCTTTGACTTCAGGCGGCACAGCTATTGACATAACAGGCGCTGGCACAGGCACTCAAACCTTTGCTTTGACCACGGGAATTACCGCCACAGTGCTCAATAAAGAGTATCAAATTGTTTCAATTACCAGCAACAACGTTTACACCATCACTTCTACCGTTGCAGCAAACGCTTTTGACACTGGGAATGGTGGCAGCTCTACCGTTGGTGCATACCAAATTACAACCGGTGGAAGTACTTTTACCTCCAGCGTGGGTTGGGGTTCCGGCGGTTGGGGTGGTATAAACACTGGATATACAAGTACTGGTTGGGGCTCACCCGCTCCCGCTGGTGTCGGTCTCGGCGTTCAGCTTCGCCTGTGGAGTCAGTCTAACTTTGGAGAAGACTTAATTTTTAACCCCCGAGGCGGCGGGCTGTACTACTGGGATACCAACCCCAACCCAACGATCTTTGACAGGGGCACTCTGCTTACCGCCGGGGATACCCCAGACATTTGCAATTTTGTTATGGTGTCGGACGCCTCGCGGTTCGTGATCTGCTTTGGTGTAAACGACTACGGCTCCGCTGTACAGAACCCTATGCTGATACGCTGGTCAGATCAAGAAGACTACACACAGTGGACACCGGCTGTTACCAATCAAGCGGGTAGCTACACACTTAGTCACGGCTCTCAGGTTGTCACTGCTTTGCAGTCACGGCAAGAAATTTTGGTCTGGACAGACTCTGCTATTTATTCTATGCAGTACCTTGGCCCACCATATGTGTGGGGTTTTCAGCTGCTTGCTGACAACATATCTATTGTTAGCCCCAACGCACCGGCTACGGCCAGCAATACCGTTTACTGGATGGGCGTGGATAAGTTCTACACGTACTCTGGGCGGGTAGAAACCCTATATTGTCCCCTTCGTCAATATATTTACGGCAACATTAATCTGTCTCAGGCGTTTCAGTTTTTTGCTGGTACTAACGAGGGGTACAACGAGATTTGGTGGTATTACTGCTCAGCTAACTCAACGACAATTGACAGCTATGTGGTGTACAACTACTTAGAAAAAATCTGGTCTTACGGAACTTTAGCCCGCACTGCATGGTTGGATAGTCCTTTGCGTGTTCAACCTATGGCAACTACCTACGGTAACCAGCTTGTGTACCACGAGAGCGGTGTGGACGACGGCACGACCAACCCACCTTCGCCTATTAGTTCATATATTCAGTCTGCGGACTTTAATATTGGCGACGGGCACAACTACGGGTTTGTCTGGAGGATGGTTCCAGATATTACGTTTGACGGCTCGTACGTCAATAACCCGTCAGTGACTTTCACCATGCGGCCACGGCAGAACCCCGGCTCAAACTACGGCACTGCAGCAACCCCAGCAGTGGCAAGTACTCAAAACTATCAAGGGCAGCGAAACTACGCAGTGCAGCAGTTTACGGAAGTTATTTATACGCGAGTCCGTGGTAGGCAGATGGCGTTTAAGGTCAGTTCTGACGGACTTGGCGTGCAGTGGCAGCTTGGCGTGCCGTCCATTGATGTGCGACCAGACGGAAGAAGGTAAACATGAGCAACCCGCTAATTCGTGCTCCGCGTTTACCTAATCCTACGTCCATATATGACCAACAGTACATGGAGGCGTTAATTAGCTCTATACGCCTGTACTTCAACCAGCTGGATAACCCCGGCTCTATGCTGGCCTCCACACAGAATATAAACAATGTGATCACTACCGCGCTTAGCTTTAGCCAGCCAGACCCTGTAACTCCCGGTTCTTTGCGTATTAGCTTACCGACACAGGCAGATCAAGCGGCAGGCAGGCTTAAGACCGGCGACGTTTACTACGACACAACTACGTTTGTGTTAAAGGTATCGCCGTGATACGATTCAAATGGTAAACCCCCGTAGCGCCGCTCTGTCTATGGTGTATGAGTCTGTAAAGCACAGGCTTACAGTTGGGCTTGAGCAGTACGCTGAAGCTGTCAAAGACTGGGACGTCATACCGCTAGAGCAAGGTGGGCAGGTGATCGGTGGAGTCTTAGCAAAAGAAAACGAAATGCACGTAGGGTACGGGGTCAAACCCAAAGGGGCTGTACGGGCACACATGAGAGCAATTTTGGAGCCTATGATTGACCAATACGGGTTCATCAAGACCAAAGTTAGCGTTGAAAATGTAAGCGGGCTGGAGTTTTGCCACCGTCTTGGTTTCACCAAGTACGCCGAGACTGACGGCCACGTATTGTTAAAGTGCAATAGGAGCGATTATGCTTATCGGAACAAAACATAGCGGCTACAGCAGAGCTAACATTCGGCTGTATTTTGATCCTGTGACGATCATGGCAGCCGCCACCACTGCTGAAACCGCCGCAGCTGTAACCGCCGCTGAAATTGCCGCTGCCGAAGCCGCTGCCATCGCCGCTGCCGAAGCCGCCGCCGCTACCGCCGCCGCCGAAGCCGCCGCCGCTACCGCCGCTACTGAAGCCGCTGCTACTACCGCCGCTACCGCTGCAAACGCCGCTCCAGCTTTTAATCCTGCTGGCATCATGGAAATTGGTGGCACTACTGCAGCACCGGGCGCTATGCCTCTTACACCGGAAGCAGTCCAAGCCGCCGCACAGCAGTCAGGACTTCCTTCCGGATTTGAACAGCAGCTTCAAAATATAAGAAGCCTTATGCAAGGGCCCTCAGCTGAAGTTGCTTCAACAAACCCAAACGCGAGTATGGCAACTATAGATAGTCTTAGTGCAAATTCTGCGTTGCCCCCGCAACCTGCTAACTACGCTTTGAGTAGCGGGCCTCCAACGCCTACTGGTGGGGGGTTTCAACTAGGTAGCGGGTCTCCAGCACCTGCCGGTGGCGGGTTTCAATCAAACATGTTATCTGTGTCAAACATGTTCCCGAACAAAGTTAAAGAGCCAGACACGCTCGACAAAATTTTAAAATACGCTAAAGATAATCCGTTTCAAACTGGCGCAGCTATGTATATGGGAGCCAGCAAACTTGGCTTGCTTGATCCGTCTAAAGAAACTTTTAACGACGATCCATATGACGGGCCGCTGTCTAAGTACCGCATGTCTCCTAACTTTCAGGGGCGCACTGCAACGCCTAACATCTACCAGCCAACGTACCCCACGTATGCAGCAGGCGGCATCATGAATGCGGGTCCTGTGCAGGCTATGTCTGATCAAAACAATGCGATGGGCTATCAGCAGGCTATGGCCGCTACAGGTGGGCAAGTAGCTAACTTTGCTAGTGGCGGTAAAACCGGTAACATGTCTGATTCGCTGGACTACTATAAGAGCATGATAAGCGGCAAACAGCTTAAAGCTCCAGAGGACCCATCGTTTGTAAGAAGCGTAGGCATTGCAAGGGATGATGATCCAGATACTAGGTCTCGAGACGCGCTGACTGCGGCTCAAATCCGCAACGCTAAAGTCAATAAGCGCGCTAACTTGTCAGTTCCCAACATGAAGCGCCCAACTCCTATGGGCCAAATTAATTTAGCTGCGCCCGGCATCAAAGGTTCAGAGCAGCAAGAAGATGCGCAAGAAGCCGCTGCGGGAGGCATCATGGGAGCTAGTAGTCTCGGTGGCTACGCTGCTGGCGGTAACCCTCGTTTGCTTAGAGGTCCCGGTGACGGCATGAGCGACAATATTCCTGCCATGATCGGCAAAAAACAACCAGCGCGTTTAGCTGATGGCGAGTTTGTTATCCCTGCTGATGTGGTGTCACATCTGGGCAACGGCTCTACCGAGGCGGGGGCTAAGCGGCTTCACGAGATGATGAACAAGGTGCGTAGAGACCGCACTGGCAACTCTAAACAAGGCAAGCAGATCGTAGCCAGCAAGTACATGCCCAAATAAATATGCCGCTTCACTACATCCTTCCTCACCAACTACCAACCGTTTGGGATAAAGCTGCGCCGCTTTTACAAAAAAGTATTGACGTAGAGCCTGACTTTATAACGATTGAACAGGTAGAGTACGCCATTCGCACTGGCAAAATGCATCTGTTGGTTTGGGAAGAGCCTGATGTTGGCATCACTGGCGCAGCGGCGGTTGAATTTATAGACTATCCACGTTATCGTGCTGGGCACGGAACTTTATTGGGTGGCAAAGGCGTTGTGAAACCACACGTCCTACAAGAATTGTTAGCTTGGATGAAGGCTAATGGAGCCACGGTAGCCCAATGCTGGTGCCGAGATGAGTTGGTTCCAATGTACAAAAAGATGGGTATGGAAGAAACCCATCATGTAATGAGGATTAAATTATGATTATCGGTACTAAGTTCAATGGCTACAGCCGTGATGGCGTGCGTCGTCTGTATATGGGCGGTGGCGGTGGCGGGCCTACGCAAACGACTAGCACTAGCTACAACACCAACGTACCAGAGTACGCACGGCCATATGTGGAGACAATGCTGGGCGCAACCCAGAAGCAGTTGTTTGAAGGAACTCAACAGCCAAACATTCCCGCCCCTAACACCGATGGTATTTTTAACGACCAGCTTCTAGGTAAAAATGCTTCGGGCGGATCGGAGTGATGTCGTAGAAAGTACCGCCACTACCGTTCTGGATATAGAACTTGAGGTTTGTGCCAACTCCTAGCAGGTTGTAGCTAGACAGCGTGATCCAGTTCCACAGCGACCGGCAAACGCCCCAGAACGAGCCCGTAGGAGGAGCCAGCGTAGCGTTGGATGTGCCAGTGTCGGCAACCCAGCCGCCGATCTTCTCTGCCGAGCCCGAGCGAAAACGCACCTTGTCGCTCTCAAACCAACCGCCCTCATTGGCGAGCGTGGTGGACTCTCGGTTTACACCGGGTCGGAACTGGAGTTTTTGTAGAGGCATGGTTCATTTTCCCACGTATCAGGCGAAAGGTCGAGTGCCTGCTTTATCAATGATAAGCGCCTGCCTGCGCGGAGTTCCGTCCGGTGTGTTTGTCACGCTGATGTGCGTCCAAGCATCAAACTCACGGATGATTTGGTCAAAGGGTAAACCCGCAGCAATTACTGCACGTACCACAGCATCGGGAGTCATCCCGGGGACACGGAAGTCTGCCGCGCAGCCGATCCTATGCTGGCTCGTGTCTTTGGAGCCCACGCTGTCATTGACCTGCTTAGACCGAAAGGCGCTGTTGACCATGATGGGTTTGCCATCCAGCGCCGTCTTCACCTGCTCCAAGAACTCAGCCAGTCGTTGTAGGTTGGCAGTCTCGGCTTCGTTCGGCGTGTTGTCAAACTGGCGGTGGCTTGTAGCGGTCAGTTCCGCAAGGGTAAAGTGTGGTGTCATTTGATTGCTGGAGCCTTAGAAAGAAGGTCTGTCTTGGCTTGTGAGCCAGCAGAGGAGCCAAAGTAGTAAGCAATGATGCCCGTCCAAGCGGTGGACAAACTGCCCAGCATCATCAAGATCGTTGGGTTGCTGCCGTCAACCTTGCCAAAAAGCATCATGCCCAAAATGCCAAAGAACCCGACGGTGATGATTGCAGCCAGTGCAGGTGGCACGATTGATCTTGTAGCGGCCTGCATGTCACGCGCAGACTTCCTGTCTTCTACAGACAGCTTTTCAAAGTTGAGGCCAAGCTCCTGCGCTTGTTTCTGCAACTCGATCTCTGCCATTTTGACTTGAGCAATCTGCTCTGCTGAAAGTTTGTTGCTGGAGATCAGGTCGCCAACTTTGTCTGGGTCTACGCCGATTGCTTTGGAGATAGCCGAGACAGCCATCCCCGCCAGTGGGCCCCCCATCGCCGTAGCGATTGTTGGTGCGATTTGTTTTAGCCAGTCCATTACTGTTTACTCCTTGAAAGCATGGTTGCTGCAATTTGAAGCATGGCGCGGGTGCTGTCCATGTCTTCTGGCTGGGTAGCCCATCCGACCGTGATCTGCCCAACAAATCTGCCCGGTTCAGGTGGAACACTAATACGGCATGTGTATGCTACGCCCTTGGCGATGTACCACAAACCCATTTCCGACTGCGCTGACTTGTACTCGCTGCATG